AACACTTTATGAAAGAGCAAGAAAGCACCAAAATGGAATTCCTCCTAACCCTCAATGACAATATTGTCGTTCAGAGATACTTCAATGTTAGGGGTTACAATCCAAAAGCAAAAAACTCAATAGAATTTTATAACCTAATTAATGAGGTTAAAGACGAATTACAGTATCACCTAAAAATGAAAACTGTAATTTACATGACTGACAATAGTGAGTCAATCATGCATGACCCATCGATTATGGATACTTCATATACTGAAGGGCCTGAAATCTTCAACATTTATGTAAAAGTTGGAGACACGACAATTTGTCATAGAATTTTTGATGGAAAATATTTTCCACCGAAAGTTCGTTATACCGTGGACGTAAGACCATTTTTGAAAAATATTTTAAGAGATTTGACTGACATTTTTTCAGAACAAAGATTAAGTTTTCAATATTTGGATTTTGATTTAAGTAAGTGAGTATTTAATAATACACAGGGGAGATATAACAATTTATGAATAAAAATTTCGATTACTTAGGGAACACTTTTCAGATTCAGTTACTGAATCAAATAGTGGTAGATAAAGATTTTTCATCATCTATTCTCGATGTTATTGAATCTAATTATTTCGATAACAAGTATTTCAAAATCATCTTACAGATGATTAAGGAATACTACAAAAAGTATGAATCCACCCCTAACTTTGAAACTCTCGAACAAATAATCAAATCCGAAGTTTCCCAAGAGTTGGTTGCAAAAATTGTTTTGGATACTCTAAAACAAGTAAAAGATGCTCCATTCGAAGGAACTCAGTTTGTTCAGGAAAAAGCCTTGAAATTCTGTAAACAACAGGAACTTCAAAAGGCTATGGACAAGGCTCAGAAAATAATCACTCAAGGTGATTTTGAATCTTATGACAAGGTAGAAGGGTTGGTTAGAGAAGCCTTACAAGTTGGTGAAATAGAGAAAGGTCAATCAGACATTTTCTCAGACTTGGAAACAGTGTTGGAAGAAGATTATAGACATCCAATTCCTATGGGAATTTCAGGTATTGACAAGTTACTTAAGGGTGGTTTAGCTAAAGGGGAGATAGGTGTGATATTGGCTCCAACAGGGGTTGGTAAGACAACTATTCTGACTAAGATTGCAAATACTGCATTCAATTTGGGGTACAATGTTCTCCAAATATTTTTCGAAGACAATCCGAAGATTGTTCAAAGAAAACATTTCACAATTTGGACAGGAATCGCACCTGATGAATTGGCTCAACATAAGGAAGATGTTATGTCAAAAATAACTGAAATACAAGAAACGATGAAAAACAAACTTGTATTGAAGAAGTTGGCATCTGATACTATGACAATGAATCAAATCAAAGGTCAAGTAAGAAAATTGATTGCTGACGGTACTAAGATTGATATGATTATGTTAGATTATATCGATTGTGTACTACCTGAGTCTTCTTCCAAAGATGAGTGGAAAGCGGAAGGGTCTGTAATGAGAGGATTCGAGGCTATGTGTCATGAACTTAATTTGGTTGGATGGACCGCAACTCAAGGAAACAGAAGTTCAATTTCATCTGAAGTTGTAACCACAGATCAAATGGGTGGGTCAATCAAAAAGGCTCAAGTTGGTCATGTGATTATCACAGTAGCTAAGACTCTTCAACAGAAAGAAATGAACTTGGCGACCATCGCGATTACAAAGTCTCGTCTCGGTAAAGACGGAGTTGTCTTTGAGAATTGTAAATTCAATAATGAACTACTTGAAATCGACACTGAGAGTTCAGTTACGTTCTTAGGATTTGAAGAACAACAAGAAGAGAAGAAGAGAGACAGAGTCAAAGAGTTGATGGAAAAAAGAAAACAGAAAGAACAACAACAATTATAAAACACAATTTAATTATGGAAAAAATTTTAGTAGAGAATCCTAATAGGTTTGTAATATTTCCTATTGAACACAATGATATTTGGGAATTTTATAAAGCCCATCAAGCAGCGTTTTGGACCGCAGAAGAAGTCGATTTAACAAATGATATTAGAGATTGGAATAACCTCACCGAGAACGAACAATATTTTATCAAAAATATTCTTTCATTCTTTGCGGCTTCTGATGGTATTGTCAATGAAAACCTTGCAGAAAACTTTGTAAAAGAAGTTCAGTATCCTGAGGCAAAGTTTTTCTATGGATTTCAACTTATGATGGAGAACATTCACAGTTTGATGTATTCATTGTTAATTGATACTTACATCTCTAATGAGAAAGAAAAACAATTATGTTTCACCGCTTTGGATAATCTACCTGCAGTACAGAAAAAAGCAGCATGGGCGTTGGATTGGATTAAAAATTCTACCTTCCAAGAGAGACTTATTGCTTTTGCGGCAGTTGAAGGTATATTTTTCTCAGGGTCATTCTGTTCGATTTTTTGGTTAAAGTCGAGAGGTATTATGCAAGGTCTGTGCAATGCAAATAGTTTAATTTTCAAAGATGAAAACTTACATTGTGACTTTGCAATTCATTTGGTGAACAACCATTTGGAAAACAAACCATCTGAAAAAAGAATTAAAGAAATTCTATTATCAGCTTTGGAGATTGAAAAAGAATTTATTACCGAATCATTACCAGTTTCACTTATTGGTATGAACTCCAACCTCATGAAACAATATTTGGAATTTATTACTGACCAACTTTTAGTTAAATTTGGTTGTAAAAAAGAATTCAATGTTGAACAACCTTTCAAGTTTATGGAACAGATTGCTGTTGAAACTAAAGGAAACTTTTTTGAATCAAGAACTATGGAGTATCAAAAGGCTAAATTAAATGAAGCATTAACATTCGATTCTGACTTTTAATAAAGGGTTAATATATATGATGTCGTTAAAAATTAAAAAAAGAGGTGGGGAAGATGTGTCTTTCAATCCCCAAAAAATTTACAATAGAATTAAAAGAGCTTCGAAAGGTCTGACCGTGAACTCTGATGAAATTTTCATCAAAGTTATTACATCTGTACCAACTGAAGGAAACATTACTACAAAGGAGTTAGATAAACTTGTTTATGAAATTGCGGCTTCTTATACAGGAAGTCACTATGATTATTCAAGACTTGCAGCGTCCGTCGCTATTTCATCCTATCACAAAGATAGTGACCCAAGTTTCTCAAATGTGATGCATTCATTACATGTTGATGGAGTAGTTCACGATGAGTTGATTGAGATTATTGAAAGATATGGCCCACAAAAAATTGATGATGTAATCAATCATGAGAATGATTATAACTTTGATTATTTTGCTTGGAGATCTTTACAGGAAATGTATTTGTTAAAAACACCTCAAGGTAAAGTGGTCGAAAGACCACAACACATGTACATGAGAGTTGCTTTGTGGGTTACTAATTCATTCGAAGAGGCTGTGGAATATTATGATTCCCTTTCAAGTCAACGTATTTCGAAGGCAACACCAATCATGATTAATTCAGGAACCAAAGTTCCTCAATTAGCGTCTTGTGTTTTACATTATAATAATTCAGATTCAAGAGATGGACTTTTGAAAACTTTGAATGATATATCAACTTATTCATCTGATGCCGCTGGTATTGGATTGTGTATGTCAAACATCCGAAGTAAAGAAAGTAGAATTAAATCATCTGGTGGATTTGCGGGTGGATTATTAAAATACTTGAAAATCGTAAATGAGTCTTTGAGATTTTTCAATCAACAAGGTAGAAGACCTGGTAGTGCGGCGATTTATTTGGAACCATGGCATAAAGACATTTTTGATTTGTTAGACATCAAAAAGAATACAGGCGCAGAAGAATTGAGAGCGAGAGATTTATTTACCGCTTTGTGGATTCCTGACAATTTTATGAGAGCGGTGAAGAACAATGAGGATTGGTATTTGTTCTGTCCTAACGATATTATCAAAGCGGGAATTAAACCTCTTCAAGAATGTTTTGGTGACGAATATGAGAAAAATTACCAAATGGCTGTCGACGCTGGTCTTGGAAGAAAAGTTAAAGCTCAAGAGATTTGGACCAAAGTAATTGAATCTCAAGTTGAGACGGGTGTTCCTTATCTATGTGCTAAGGACAGTGCGAACAAGAAATCAAATCATCAAAACATTGGAGTAATTAAACAATCCAATCTTTGTAATGAAATCTATCAATACACTGACGAACAAACCACGGCGATTTGTACTCTTTCATCAATTGTTTTGAAGAACTTTGTTGTCGATGGTAAATTCGATTACTCTCTTCTTATCCAAGAAGTAAGAAAGGCAGTAAGAGCTTTGAACAATGTTATTGACAAAAACAACTATTCAACCTCCAAAGGATTGAAAGGTGGTCTTGAACAAAGAGCAATTGGTATTGGAGTTCAAGGACTTGCTGATGTTTTCTGTCTTATGGATTACATCTTTACTTCAGAAGAAGCACAATCATTAAATAAGAATATCTTCGAAGCAATTTATTTCGCAGCGATTACAGAAAGTAATGATTTATGTAAGAGAGGAGTTAGAAAACCTTATGAGTTCTTCAAAGGGTCTCCGATGTCAAAAGGTATTTTCCAATTTGACATGTGGGGAATCAAAGATTCTGATTTGTTTTTGGATTGGGAACCGTTGAAGAAAGATGTTCAGGAATATGGAGTTTGTAACTCATTGTTCACCGCTCAGATGCCAGTAGCTTCCTCAGCAAAAATCACTGGTTCATTCGAAATGACAGAACCAGCACACTCAGCGTTATTTAACCGAAGAGTTGTAGGTGGTGAGATTATGATTGTAAACAAATACTTAATCAATGATTTTGAGAAGATTGGTATTTGGTGTGAAGATTTGAAAAATGAAATTATATTGAATGAAGGTTCAATTCAAAACATTAATTTCAATCAGTATCTTGATATTGAAGACAAGAACTACAATAAAAAAGTTAAAAGGATTGAACATCTTATTCCAAAGTACAAAACCATTTGGGAAATTTCACAAAGAGAACTTATCAATATGGCGGCGGACAGAGCACCATTTATAGACCAATCTCAATCTATGAATATCTATATGTCTAACCCTACATTGTCTAAGATTACTTCATCTCACTTCCATTCGTGGGAAAAAGGTTTGAAGACTCTTTGTTACTATGTTAGAACAAAAGCAATTTCAACGGGTGCTAAACATTTAGCTTTGGATGTATCTAAAGTTCAAAAACCTAAACCTGTTGTAGAAGTTCCGAAGGTTGATTATAGTAGTATGAATTTACCACCCAAACCTGAAGGAATTGAAATTGAATGTTTCGGTTGTTCTTCTTAATTAAATAATTAATCCCGAGTAATTCGGGATTTTTTATTTTGGGCTATTTATAAGGAAAAACAAGGGACTTATATTTATCTTTATGGCAAACGGAGTTACATACGGTATTAATTTTCCATTCAGAGATTCTAGACGAGGAGATTACTTGGAGCTTACTCAGTTGGAATCCCAACAGATAAAATCTGATCTGATTCACCTTCTTTTAACGAGAAAAGGAAGTAGATATTATTTACCAACATTTGGTACAAGATTATATGAATTCTTATTTGAACCTTTCGATGGATTGACATTCGACGCAATACAATCTGATATTAGAGAAGCGGTTCAAACATTCATGCCAAATCTACTCTTGAATCAGATTTCAATAACTCCAGCAGACCCTGAGTTAGAAGTTGATACTATGTTGGGTGAGAATACTATTGGAACAAGTGAATCTCCAATATACAGATTACCAGGTAAAGGGACATCCGAATACACTGCAAAAATTAGAATAGATTATTCAAATAACAGATCGACTTTCGCTCAAAATGATTTTGTTATTATCAATATTTAATATAGATGGCAAATCGTAAAATTTCATATACCACCAGAGACTATCAGGGAATAAGAACTGAGTTACTCAACTATGTAAGAACTTATTATCCTGAACTTATACAGGATTTTAATGATGCATCTGTATTTTCAGTGTTTTTGGATTTGAATGCTGCTGTTGCAGACAACTTACACTATCATATTGATAGAAGTATTCAAGAAACTGTATTACAATACGCACAACAAAGGTCTTCAATTTATAACATTGCAAGAACTTATGGATTAAAATTACCTGGTCAAAGACCATCCGTAGCCTTAGTAGATTTTTCGATTACTGTTCCTGTATTTGGTGATAAAGAAGATGAAAGATACTTGGGAGTTTTAGCAAGAGGTTCACAAGTCTCAGGTGCGGGTATTGTGTTTGAAAACATATATGATGTTGATTTTTCTTCACCATATAACGCACAAGGTTTTCCGAATAGATTGAAGATTCCAAATCGAAACGCCAACAACGTGATTATCAATTACACAATCACAAAAAGAGAACTTGTTGTAAATGGAATTACCAAAGTATTCAAGAGAGTAATCACTCCTAATGATGTGAAGCCATTCTTCGAATTGTTTTTACCTGAAAAAAATGTTCTGGGTATTACAAGTGTTTTATTAAAGAGTGGAACGGAATATACAAATATACCAACTGTCGCAGAATTTTTGGGTTCACCTAACAAATGGTATGAAGTGGACGCCTTAGCTGAAGACAGAGTTTTCATTGAGGACCCGACAAAAGTTTCAGACCAACCTGGTATTAAGGTAGGAAGATATATCCAAACATCAAACAGATTCATTAGTGAATATACTCCTGAGGGATTTAAGAAACTAACATTTGGAGGAGGAACGAACACCGCTCAGGATGCATTGGACCAATTCACAACTGTAGGAGCAACCATAGACCTTCAAAGGTATTCTAATAATTTATCTTTGGGTTCAGCTTTGAGTCCTAACTCTACACTATTTGTTCAATATAGAGTTGGTGGAGGATTAGGAACAAACTTGGGGACTAACGTTATTACACAAATTGGAACAGTATCATTCTTTGTTAATGGACCATCTGAACTTACAAACTCTTCAGTTGTCAATTCTTTGAGATGTAACAACGTTACTGCGGCAATCGGTGGAGCGGGATTACCGTCACTTGAAGAAATAAGAAATTATGTTTCGTTCAACTTCTCAGCACAGAAGAGAGCCGTGACAGTACAAGATTATGAGTCAATTATTAGAAACATGCCTTCAGAGTTTGGAGCACCTGCAAAAGTATCTGTGACTGAAAACAATAATAAAATATTGATTCAGTTATTATCTTACGATACTTCGGGTAAGTTGACAAATATCGTTTCAAATACTTTGAGACAGAATATTGCAACATATCTATCCAACTACAGAATGATGAATGATTATATATCAATTTTCACAGCTGAAGTAATTGATTTGAGTGTCGAAGTTCAAGTTGTCTTAACAGCAGCACAAAACTCGGGGCAAGTAATTGCTGACATAGTTGACAGAATTTCTACATATTTTAACCCTCAAGTAAGAGAACTGGGACAAAATGTATATCTGTCTGAAATACAAAGTATTGTTCAAAATCAAAATGGGGTATTGAGTGTGTCTTCGATTAAGATTTTCAATAATGTTGGTGGGCAATATTCATCAGCAGAAACTTCCATGGAATATTCCGATCCTGAAACAAGACAAATTGCACCTACCAACGCAACAATCTTTGCACAACCTTCTCAAGTTTACCAAATTCGATATCCAAATAAGGATATTAAAGTTTCGGTTATAAATTACCAATCTACAACATTATCGTAATAGGTTTATTATCTATCAGTTTGGTCTATAATTTATGATGTGTGTATTCATACTTTGAAAAATTACACATAAAGTATTTATAAACTAAAGACAATAGATGGGTGATTCATATAGAATTAAGACCGAACTTGGTATAAACAAATCAATCAACGTACAGTTAGACCAAGAGTTTGAGTTCTTAGAAATTTTATCTCTCAAAATACAACAAACAGACATCTACACAAGAAGTTGTGCAGACTATGGTGTGTTAGTTGGTAGAGTAACGGCAAACAATGGATTTGGATTACCGAATGCAAGGGTTTCTATTTTTATTCCGATTGAACAAGTCGATGAATCTAATCCATTAATTACATCTATATATCCCTACAAATCTCCAACCGATAAAAATGAAGACGGATATAGATATAATCTACTTCCATACACACCTTCATACTCCAAACATGCTGCAACAGGTACTTTACCATCTCGTCCTGATGTATTGACAGGAAGTACTACTGTTGAAATTTATGACAAATATTACAGATTTACATCCAAAACTAATGATAGTGGTGATTACATGATTATGGGGGTTCCTCTCGGAACTCAAACAGTTGTGATGGATGTGGACTTGTCAGACATAGGAGAATTTTCTCTTACTCCACAAGATTTAGTTAGAATTGGATTAGCCACGGAAGCTCAAGTTGCAGGAAATAAATTCAGAAGTTCAACTGATTTGAATTCCCTTCCTCAAATTATAAACTTGACAAAAACTCTCGAAGTATCTCCTTTATGGGG